TGGCAAAATCTAAGTCCTGAAGAATATCAGTACAGATGTGAAGAAGACGTTAGGATCAACGTGAGGTTATGGAGAGACTTAGATAGGAAGCTAAGTAAACTGTACCCCCTCAGTGGAAATAAGGATACATTTGTTGACTACATGACATTCAAGATGGAGTGTGCTAGAGATCAAGAGACCCTCCAGTGGAAATTAAACGTAGACAAAGCAGAAGGTCACTTACAAGAGTGGGAGAACCTAAAGGCTGAGAAGACAGAAATGCTTGCTGATGCTATGCCACGTAGGATTATTACAGCAGTACGTAACAAACCTAAAGTTATGTATAAGAAGGATGGATCTCTATCAGCAAATGGAGAGAAGTGGGTTGCACTATGTAAAGAACAGAAACAACCACAGACTACTCAGTCACTAACAGTTAAGACAGGTGAAGAAAGAGCTAACCCTAACAGTACAGATCAAGTTAAGGATTGGTTGTTCTCACTAGGTTGGAAGCCACGTACCTTCAAGTACCTAACTGACAAGAAGACAGGGGACACGAGGAAATTAGAGCAAGTACGTAAGGATGCAGACCTATGTGGTTCAGTTAAGGCACTGGCAGATGTAGAACCTGCTATCAGTCTACTTGAAGGTCTATCTGTTTTGTCGCATCGTATAGGTGTTATAAAGAGCATGGTTAACTTACAAGTAGATGGTTACGTACAAGCTAACATAGCAGGTCTTACTAACACTCTTAGGTTTAAACATGCAAAGCCTCTGGTTAACTTACCATCAGTTGATAAGCCATATGGTAAAGAGATACGAGGTTGTTTGATTTGTCCAGAAGGTTATACATTATGTGGTGCTGACATGACCTCATTAGAGGATACAACTAAACGTCACTACATGAAACCACTAGATCCTGACTACGTAGAAGAGATGTCTAAAGATGGGTTTGATCCTCACTTAGACTTAGCTAAACACGCAGGTGTAATCACGCAAGATGATATCGACAAACACAATAGTGGAGAAGTGTCTTTATCAGCCCTACGTAAGAATTACAAAGTAGTTAACTACAGTGCTACTTATGGTGTTGGTGCTTCTACTCTATCTCGTAACACTGGGATGCACACTAAGGACGCAAAGAAGCTCCTAGAAGCCTTCTGGTCACGTAACTGGTCAGTCTATAAGGTAGCTAGTACAGCCCGTACAAGGGACTTATTTGGCTCTACATGGCTATACAATCCTGTATCACAATTCTGGTACAGTCTTAGGAGTGATAAGGATCGCTTCTCTACATTAAATCAAGGAACAGGAGTATTTTGTTTTGACAGTTGGGTATCTTTATGTCGTCGCTACGGAATTAAAACCATTGGACAATTCCACGACGAAATCATCGCGCTCGTACAAGAAGGAGAAGAAGAACAAACCAAGATTACAATGGAGCAAGCTATTGAAAACCTTAACCAAAAGCTAGAACTTAACGTACCACTAGGTGTAGATGCACAGTTTGGTAAGAGCTACGCAGACATACACTAACTTTATTTTTTTGTCTACCTTGCATATTAGCAAAAAAGGGCATTATATATATATACCAACAGCCGAAAGGAACTCGACATGGCTAAATACACAATGGATATGATACTTGAATACGCTAAAGTATTCCCAGAAAACGCAGACATGGGTAGTCCAGATGGACCTCGTGCCGCACAAGCAGTACATCAGAATGGTGGGCAGTTTATTACTAATGCTTACTTCACTGATGAAGAACAAATCAGCAAGCTAGAAGCTGAGGGTTTAGACCTACATCCTATGAATAGTGATCGAATACGACAAGGTAATGCAGACCTTGGTATAGGTAAATACATGAAGGTCAAACGTAAGGTTTCTGATGTAAAGAACTTTACAGATCGTAATGGTGAACCTGTCACGATTGATTATGGTGGCGCACCTAAAGTTGTTAACCTAACTGAAGGTCGTGAAAGTAAACGTATGTGGGACTTCTCTAGTGATGGACCACTAGGTAATGGCACTAAAGCTAAAGTACAGTTTGAAGTATATGCTAATGGTGCAGGTGTACGTCTACTAAACGTAGGTGTTACAGATCACGTACCATATGAAGATAACGTAGTGTCAGAAGATGACGAACTGTTTAACGTCTAGGAGTAGAAAATGAGAGTAAGTGTTAATGCATACATGGAAAAGGATGATGATGGTTACAGTGGGAGTGTTGATATGAGCAGGGATGATATTACAGAAGCCCATGAGTTAGCTCAACTCTTTGCTGAAGCCGCACATGCCTTTGGTTTCACATATGTTAAGTCTGTAGGTTTTGAATGTGAAGATGGTGAAATGATGTGGGGTGACACTTAAATGGACATGGGGAAGGTACTAATCGATGGTGATATAATTGCTTATCGTGCGGCCTTCTCCACTCAACAGGAAGGATCTTCAGATACCGAAAGGAAAGTTGATGATCTTATCCAGTTCATTTTAGAGAAGACTGTATTATTTCCTGAGCTTGGTCTTGATTATGTAGTGTACCTTACAGGTAAAGGTAACTTCAGACATGACATAGCCAAGTCGCACCCCTACAAGGGAAATAGAAAACACGTTGAGAAACCTAGACACTTGCAACATGCTAGAGATTACATGGAGAGCAAGTATAAAGCTACTGTAAGCCAAGGAGAAGAAGCCGATGATCTTATCGCAATGGAAGCCGCCAAACTAAATTACAAGGCTTGTGTAGCCTCTATAGACAAAGACATGCTACAGATACCCTGTTGGCATTTTAACATCGTTAGAGGTGACTATCTAGAAGTAACCCCCTTCGGGGGAATTAAGTTCTTCTATACTCAGATACTAACAGGAGACAGAGCAGATAATATTGTAGGTCTGTTTCGTGTTGGTCCTGTCAAGGCTAAGAGAATACTAGAGGATGCAGAGACAGAAGAAGATCTCTGGGATTGTGTAGTTAAGGCCTACGATGGAAATGAGGATAGAGTAGTAGAAAACGCTAGGCTGTTATGGCTTAGAAGAGAAGAGGCAGAAATATGGCAACCACCAAAAGTAAGATCCGACAACAAGCTATAAAGAATGGTTATCGTTCTGGGCTTGAGGATGTCATATCAGAAGACCTCAAAGAGAGGGGTGTAGATTTTGGCTACGAGACTGTCAAGATAAAATGGCAGTTAATCGAAAGTAAGACCTACACCCCTGACTTTATATTACCTAATGGTATCATAATTGAGAGTAAAGGAAGGTTTGTTCCAGACGATAGAAAGAAGCACCTTAAAGTTAGAGAGCAGAACCCTGAGCTTGACATCAGGTTTGTTTTCAGTAACAGTAGGAATAAGATTCGTAAAGGATCTAAGACTACATATGCTATGTGGTGCGAGAAGAATAACTTTCTATATGCAGATAAGAGGATACCCGACGAATGGATAAAGTAACATACAATATACATAGAGTAATCAATGGACCTTTTGAATGTGAGAAAGGTGACTGGTGGTTAACTTGTAGTGTGGAAGATGTGGAAGCTAAAGAGATGTTTGAAGACGACATACCTTTTATTAGCTTTGATGCCGCCTATAAATTCCAGTCTCACTTCTTATCTACGATAGAACCTATAGTTATAACCATACCCTACGAAGGAAATGAATATGTCTAAGACAGCAGTTGTATTTAGTTGCGCTCATAGTGACCCGACTACAAGTAACGAAAGATTTGATTGGCTAGGAGAATTAATATATGACGTTAACCCCAATTATATCATTGACCTCGGTGATGGTGCTGATATGCGTTCTCTCAATAGTTTTGATACTAGGAGTCCTGAGGCTATTGTCAGTCAGAGCTATGAACAAGATATCGAACATTACAACGAATCTATGGATAGGCTCAGACAGAAGCCAAGTCAAAGAAAATACAAAAGACCTAGATGGATCGGATTCGAAGGCAACCACGAAAACAGGATCAAGAAAGCACTTACGAGCGACCCCAGACTTGAGGGAGACAAATACGGGATATCCTTCGGGCATCTTCAGACAGACTACTGGTTCGACGACTACCACGAATACAGAAACTCAGGACCATCTATAGCTGAATATGATGGTGTGTCGTATGCTCACTTCTTTAGTGCTGGTAACTTCGGTTCTGCTATGTCAGGGTTACACCATGCTAACACACTACTAGGTAACAGGTACAAAAGCTCTACTTGTGGTCACAGTCACAAACGTGATCTAAAGTTTAAGGATGGTGCTAGAGCTATAGGACTTGTAGCAGGTTGCTTTAAGGGTGCTGAAGAAGGTTGGGCAGGTCAGTCTAATCTTGATTGGTGGAAGGGTGTAGTAATTAAACGTGAGATAGACAATGGCATGTATGAACCAGAGTTTGTATCACTTAAGAGGTTAAAGGAGTTGTATGGGTAAACGTAGTAACTTCGAGAGAATACCTAGAGATTACTACCCTACGCCCATAGAAGCTGTTGAGCCTCTTGTCTCTCACTTACCTTACGCATTTGATTATGTAGAGCCTTGTGCTGGAGACGGACGTTTAATTAGACACATAAGTAAGTTAACTCAAGGTACAGGAGAATGTATATATGCTAGTGACATTGAGCCAAGACATGCTGACGTATTTACTTCTAATGCTCTTAATCTTGATTTTGGTGGTTATGGAGTAATGGACTACATGATAACTAACCCACCTTGGGATAGAAAGATATTACACAGTTTAATAGACCATTGGTTAGGCATATGTCCTACTTGGTTGTTATTTGATGCTGATTGGATGCACACTAAACAGTCAGCTTTGTTTATGACTTACTGCTCTAAGGTTGTATCAATAGGTCGTGTTAAGTGGATAGAGGGAAGTAAGGGTGTAGGTAAGGACAACTGTTGTTGGTACTTATTCGATGCCTTCAAAGAAGATATGAAACCAACAGAATTTTATGGAAGAGTAGTATGACAATAGGATTTAGAGAATACCAAAAGAAAGCAGTTAGCTTTGCTATATACCCTGCGACACATAAGGTTCTATACCCAGCCTTAGGTTTATGTGGGGAGACAGGGGAAGTAGCCGAGAAGGTTAAGAAGCAAGTAAGAGATGGTGTGTTTAATCGACATGAGGTAGCGAAGGAATTAGGTGACGTACTGTGGTACTTATCTAACTTAGCTAACGACATAGGTTATAACTTAGACGAGATAGCTGACATAAACATAGAGAAGCTAACAAGCCGTAAGAATAGAGATAAGATAAAAGGGTCAGGAGACAACAGATGAGAATATTAAGAGCAATAGGTCGTTGGTGGTATAGGTTTATTAACTATATGGTTACATGGGAAATGCACAGGGATGCAGTTAAACATCTGAATAAGTTAACTGATAGAGAACTAAAAGATATAGGACTTAATCGTGGTGACATTGACCGCATGATATGGTTTAAAGAGGACAAGAAAGATAGAGGGGGCAAGAAATGAGCGACAACTACTTACCAACAGACTACCAATCATTTATACACAAGTCACGTTATGCTCGTTGGTTAGAAGCGGAAGGTAGAAGAGAGTCTTGGGGAGAGACAGTAACTAGGTATATGGACAACTTAGTTAAGCCAGCTCTAGGAGATTACCCTGACCAGATAGCAGAGATAGAGTTAGCTATACTAAACCTAGAAGTTATGCCTTCTATGAGAGCCTTGATGACTGCTGGTCCAGCTATGTCTCGTGATAATACAGCAGGTTATAATTGCTCTTACTTAGCTGTAGATGACATAAAAGCATTTGATGAAGCCATGTTTATTTTACTATGTGGTACAGGTGTAGGTTTCTCTGTTGAAAGACAATCTATACAGAAGCTACCAGAAGTACCTGACAATATGTTTAACAGTGACACTACTATTATTGTAAGAGATAGTAAAGAAGGTTGGGCTAAGTCTCTAAGGCAACTCATAGCATTGTTGTATAGCGGTGAGATACCTAAGTGGGATGTATCTAAAGTTAGACCAGCAGGTGCAAAGCTAAAGACCTTTGGTGGTAGAGCATCAGGTCCAGCACCTTTGATTGACTTGTTTAACTTTGTTACTCGTGTGTTCACAGAAGCTAAGGGACGCAGACTATCATCTCTTGAGTGTCACGACATTATGTGTAAGATAGGTGAGGTAGTAGTTGTAGGCGGTGTACGTAGGTCTGCTATGATCTCTCTTAGTAACTTATCAGATGATCGTATGAGACATGCTAAGTCTGGTGCATGGTGGGAAAATGATCCACAACGTGCTTTAGCTAACAACTCTGTGTCGTATACTGAGAAGCCTGACAGCTTATCTTTCATGCGTGAGTGGATGGCTCTAGTGGAAAGTGGGAGTGGTGAACGTGGTATCTTTAATCGTGAAGCATCTAAGAAGCAAGCGGCTAAGAATGGTAGACGAGATCCTAACTATGACTTCGGCACGAATCCTTGCAGTGAGATAATTTTGAGGCCGAACCAGTTTTGTAACTTAACAGAATGTGTAGTACGTGCTACAGACACAGTAGAAGACTTAGAACGTAAGGTTAGAGTAGCTACAATACTAGGTACTATACAATCCTCTTTTACTAAGTTCCCATACCTACGTAAGATATGGCAAAAGAATACTGAAGAAGAAAGACTACTAGGTGTATCCATGACTGGTATTATGGACAACCCTATAATGACAATAGCAAACAAAGGATTGGAGAATACACTTGGACATCTCAAACAGATCGCTGTCGATACTAACGCTACTTGGGCTAAACGCCTTGATATCCCTGTCAGTACTGCTATCAGCTGTGTTAAACCAAGCGGTACTGTCAGCCAACTGGTTAACAGTAGCAGTGGGATTCACGCTCGTCACTCAGCCTATTATATTCGCACTGTACGCGGAGACAACAAAGACCCGTTAACAAAGTTTATGATGGATCAAGGTATACCTAATGAGCCTGATGTAATGAAGCCTGAACAAACTACTGTGTTTAGCTTCCCTATGAAAGCTCCAGACGGGGCAGTAACTACTGCTGATATGTCTGCTATAGAACAACTAGAGATGTGGTTAGCCTATCAGCGTAGTTGGTGTGAGCATAAGCCTAGTGTGACTATTAACGTTAAGAAAGATGAATGGTTCGAAGTAGGAGCATTTGTGTATAGACACTTTGATGAAATGTCAGGTGTGTCGTTCTTACCATTCAATGAGCATACTTATCAGCAAGCACCTTACCAAGACTGCTTACCTACTGACTATCATATACTTTTAGATCAGATGCCTAAAGCTATTGACTGGACTAAGCTATCAGAATATGAACAAGAAGATAACACGGCAGGTAGCCAGACACTAGCATGTTCTGGAGATAGCTGTGAGATTGTAGATCTCGTTTAATGTGGACAGTAATAACTAGAAACCAATGTAACTTCTGTGATGCCTCTTTACAACTACTAAGGGGTGTCGCAGGTAGTCAGGTAACAACATACAATGTTCAGTCGTCAAGTAGTAAATGGTTATTGACTTTAATGCGTAAGTCAGGCTATACTACAGTTCCGCAAATATTTAAACCAGATGGCACTCACCTTGGGGGCTATACAGAATTAAAGGAGTACTTAAATAATAATGGCGAAGTGGAATCTAGATAACAAACAACAAGTACTGGGCTTTGATCCAGTTAACAAACCTGCCCACTACAACCAAGAAGGTATAGAATGTATTGACTACATTAGACAAGTGTTAGGTGTTGATGGCTTTATAGCATACTGTCATGGTAACATGATTAAGTATCAGCATAGGTATAGATACAAAGCTAATCCTGTAGAGGATATGAAGAAAGCAGAGTGGTATCTAAAGAGAATGAATGAAGCACTAGCGGAGAAACATAAATGACAATAAACGAAGGAATACTTCTAGGTAATCTAGCTTTGTCTACTTACTTAGTCTGGATAATAGCTAGGTTAAATCAAGACGTAAAAACTCTATTCGAGGGTCTAGCAATTACTATGGATGCAGTAGGTGTTAAGTAACCCCACAGTGGAAATATAGAATCAAAAAAGCCGTAGGTGTCCTTGAGTGGATACCTACGGCTTTTCTTTTGTTTACTCTTCTGCCATTTCCATAGCTTGATGTAGTGTCTCAGTGTTCCTTCTACTCCACCCTCTACCGAAATGTTTGTAGTCATCTAAGCTCTCATAAAAAGATTTACGTACTGTGTATACATAATCAATTATAAACTTAGGATCTTTCTCCATTACAAGACCTATAGTTTGTGGTCCTATAGCACCATCAGGTGTCGCTCCTACTGCACGTTGTACAGCTTTAGCAGGTCTACCCGATCCAGAATTTACAGCCCAATCGAAACACGCCCAGTCTAAGCCCGATGGAAGTGAATCTCCTTTAACTCGATTCCAGTAGTTCTTCTTGTAGATAGGAGCTACATCATCTGGAGTTAAGTCTCTCATCTCTTGTTCAGTAGACTCTCTACCAATCCAATCGTCGTACACTCTCTTAGTAACACCTAAATTAGTCATGCCACCTTTATCATGGACGTTATTTACGTATCCACCTTCGTGTTCAAGTAACATATGTAGGCATTTATCAAAGTTGTTCTTCATGCTTATTTCTTTCCAAAGTATTTACTTACGCCACGCATACCAATACTAGCACTTACAATACCACCGAGGGAATATTGATACCAGTCTGGCATAATCTCTAATGCAGTAAAACCTGCTTGTACTATCTGATTACCCCAGTCCCCACAGAACGCCAATATAAGGGGAATACTGAACAAAAGTGTAATCCACTCATCTTTCCAGCTATTCTCTGTAGCCTTCATAGCGGCTATGTCCCAGTCTATTTCACCTGTAGCTATCTTCATCTTAGTTTCAGCTTCTGCTTTCTTTACAGCAGTCTTACCTTCGATCATAGTACCAGCTAAATTAGCTACCTGACCTATTAAGTTTAGTCCTAACATTAGTAGTCATCCTTCTTCTTAATATTAGTAAAACCAAAGAAGGCTGTAACGATACCAACAACTGCGATACAGTATGTAGGAGCAATAGCAGTTAAGTTATTTGCCGCAACTTCTTGTCCTAGTATGTTACACATAATAATCATAACAGGATATAGTAGTAGACCTGCTAATGAGAACCACACCATCTTACGCTGTTGATCTCTCTTAGAGTTCTCATCTTCTATCTGCATCCTTTTGTCGTCTAGTAGTAAAGCATCCCACTCAGATTTATCTACTGAACCGTTGCCATCTAAGTCTGCTTTTTCAAACTCACTCATTATAATCTCCTAGTCTGCTAGAGGGTTATCTAAAGCCCTCTGTAATTTATCCATGAGCTTATCTTCAAGTTCTTTCATTGTACTACTCTGTGATGTTCTAACACGTTCTCTTTGGTTCTCAAAGCGTACCTCTGCGTTATCTATCATAGTACGAACCTTGTCTTCAGATTCACGAACCATGTCTTCTACTCTGTCCGTCTGTTTCTCAATACCAAGAATGTCAGCCCTTAGTCCATTCTTAATATCTCTAGAATACTCAACTGACTCTTCTACCTTCTCAGATATGCCTGTCACCTTTGCATCCATAATGTTCATCTGTAATTGATATTCCTCTAGGTCAAGACCAGCGACTGCTTCTATCTTTTGATACAACACAAAGCCACCGTACAATCCACCCACAATAGTAGATAGAAATGCTAGGATAGCCATGATAGAACCAAATGATACCTTCATGCCACCTGTCTTAAACTCACGATCTGCTAGACCATCAATGTTATCTGCTATCTTAGTTGTATCAACCATTAGTTTTCAAACTCCATATCACCACCAGCACTCTGTAGGTTCTTTAGTTGCTCTAGTTCATCTCGTAGCTTTTGTATTTCCAACCTACGTTGAGTTAACTCTATTTGGTATAGGTCGTCACAGTTTATACGAGCTTTTGGTTTATCTAGAGGTATAACAACTCTAGCATATACACCGATATCTTTACCTCTACTCATTGTATCTAAACCAGACAGCACACCTGTCACACCATACTCAAGGTTTACACCACCACCAACAGCATTACTACACCTCATGTTACCAGTGGAAAATGAATCAGACTGGTAGTTCATGGGTGGGTTGGGTAGGGATAAGGAGAGTGAGCTACTGTCAGCAACTGCTGAACTGGCTACAATACAAAAAGCAAATAATAATTTCATTCGGGTTCACCATCTAATCTTGAACATATTTTAGAAGAGATAAGGGTTCTAGACTCGCTAGTCTTTCTTACCTTTGACGTAGTGCATAAGTATACAGCTTCGTCCATGTCCACTTTACGTATATATACATCGAAAGACTTTTTCTCTTTGTATCCTATATTTATAATTCGGTATGAGGAAGCAAAGGGTATGTTAGTCCAATTTAAATCAAACAACTCTATCTGATACCATTCTATTTCTTCCCTAGAGTTAAACAGAGACATCTCTACTTTAACTACCCCAGCTACATGAGATGGCTTAACAACAGGATAAGCTGGTGTCATCTCATGGGCTGAGGTGGAAAATGACCATAACAGAAAAAGTACTGTAAGTCTATTTAGCAATACAACTAGCCTGTACTAATGCAGTATAGACCCCTCCGACGAAAGGTTTAGATGAACCGTAAGTAGCACTTGATGCAGTAGAAAACCATGTTGACCCTGCGAGTGTTAGATCAAAGATTGTTGTGTTGTCCACCACTACCTTAGCGGCTTCATAAGCTGACATACCAGCAACAGATGTTTGTGTTACACTTGTACTACCTGTCCATGCAACTGTGTCGTTAAGAGTTGGAGAAGAACTAAAGGATGTTGGGTGAGTTATATTAGCTGTGTAGCTGTCTGCTAGAGACACATCAAACCTGATTACAGGCAGTACACCACCATCAGCAGGTGTCGTGCTTAACTTACTAGCAATAGGGTTGCCGTAAACCCCGTCTTTAGTTGTCTGGATTACACACTTAGCTTCTACGTTACCTGTTATTGGTACGTTTGCTAGTGCAGGTAAAGCGAATAGTGAGAGTGCTGTTACTAGATACTTCATATTAAACCTCATTTGTTGTACTGCATATCGACCATCTGTTCGTGCAGAACTTGTTGTGCTAAATTATTTCTTAAGGCTTTCCTATTGTCTGGTATTGTACCATCTTGTAGTTCAGCCGCATCATTCATTGTACCGCCATTTATCTTAGCGTTATAATACATGTTAATATTAGTCTGTAAGTTGATAGCCATAATGATATCATCTTGACCTTGCGTCCTAAGTAGAGTTAACGCATTAGCTGAGGCTGTTAGTCCCATCTCTATACGTGTATCTTCCTCTTCTTCTTCTTCGTCTTTTATAATGTTACCATCTTCATCATACTTA